AAAAAATAACAACAAAAAAATAACAACAGAAAAATAACAACAGAAAAATAACAACAGAAAAATAACAACAGAAAAATAAAAACAGAAAAATAACAACAGAAAAACAGAAAAAGAACAAAAACCCCAACAAAAAAGGACGAATCCTTTTTTGTTTTTTGCTTGTTTTTTTTCCGTTTATTCCTAACTATTTTCAATTAGGAGGGGGCAAGGGGGAACGTAGTTCCCCCTTATATGTCCTTGAAAGATTTCATTTTCATTTTTATCCTTATTTTTATCTCTTGTATTTTCGCAATGTTTTTATGGAAACAAATTCGTATCTGGTTTTTAAATATGCGACAAAGTATTGATATGCTTACTTTCCAAATTGAAGGTTTTGAACTCCCTACAGCAGACGAAGAACAATCCGGTGCTGATAAGACAAATCTTTTAGTCGATTTAATTGTCAAAATCAACCAACACCATGATATCTTAATCACTGCCGATCCATCTTATAATTCCACCAAATACGAAATGTCCAAAACAGATGCCTCCAATATTATTATCAGTAATGTGAAACAAATCACTGCAACTATATTGCCTGCCCAAGACATCGAAATTCAAAAAATCTACAGTTTGTATGTCGGAAATCCAGATATTAATGAATTTGCTGGCTATTTAAATACTATCACAGTTCCTGAAGATGAAAAATCAACCATAGAAACAAGAGTATTAAAAATGTTGGAAAACATTGTTAACGGACACGACCAAATTTTGGAAAAATACAAACAAAAAACAATTGATGACTTAGCCGATAAAGAGAAACGTACAACACCGGTTGAAACCAAATAAAATTCTTCAATCCATTATTTATTTTGTATTATTTGTTTTTTCCTTCTTCAATATAATCAATCGACCAATTATCCCATTCGACCTTAATAAGACCTGTAGATTCATCGATAATCTCGATAAATGTACAAATTCCAGCATAATCAATCAATTGTTTTTCGAACACTGGGAGAGATTTCATATCAATTGTGAGAATCACTTCTGTTTTGCCTTCGTCGTGAGCGTTTCGAATAATATCCATTGTTTGATTTTTCGTGTATTTATCAGGATACATTCTATTGAATCATAATTAGACTCTGTTCAATTTTTTACAGGATAAACAAAAATATAAAATATAACAGATAATTCATATCAGTCATAAATTATGAATTATCGAACCGCTTGTCTACTATTAGAAATCGAACCCAATGAATTTTCTCTCACTGAATTAAAAAAGAAATACCGTTATTTCGCATTAAAATATCATCCTGATAAAAATCCAAACGACGCGACCCAATTTATTCAAATCAAAGAAGCATATGATTATCTGTTGAATTACACAGCATCTGAATCGGACCCTGATGATGAATCTGATAGTGAAGAATCCGACATATTCTATAAGGAATGTATGTCATTTGTTAATACTCTTTATAATAATCAATATTTCCAAAAAAAGATATTTCATCCTTTAATGAAGAAAATTCTCTCGTATGGAGAACAAAAAAGTCTGGAATATATTAAAACATTATCCACTCAAAAATTGGCAAATATTGTTCCTATTTTAAATCGTTATTGTGATGTGTTACGATTAGACCCACAATTTATGAAACAAGTGAATCAAGAAGTCAGTGAGAGAACAAAACAGAATAAACCGAATAAAATAGATTCGGAACCTTATTGTATTATTTTAAGACCCACATTAAAAGAAATGATGGGAGCAAATGTTTATTTATTAGAAGAGTCAGGGAATACTTATCAAGTACCTTTATGGCATTCTGTTTTGTTTTATGGAGAGAATCTAATAGTAAAATGTGTGCCTGATTTATCAGATGCGAGTGATAAATTAACGGTTGATATTTATAATAATATTCATATTTTTCGAACTTATGATATTGTAGATTTATTAAATTCGGAAACAGATGAAATTATAGTGGAAGAATGTGGATGTATACGTATTTCTTTTTTTATTTCGAAATTGGCTATTAAAAAATATCAAGTACTTACTTATGAAAAAATGGGGATTCCTATTGCGAATGATAATGACCCTTTTGCTATTGATAAACTAGCCAATATTTACCTCCACTTGGGGGGAACGCAGTTCCCCCCATACCCCCCTAAGGGAACCTAGGTTCCCTTATAATCCCTCCTCCTTCGGAGGAAGATGCGCTTCGCGCATCAGATTAAACTGGTCTTTGGCGACCGTAGGGAGCCAATGTAAGAAGACACTATAAACCGGCAATGTAAATGACTTAATTCTACCGACAGTTATGTGAATCAATATTAGTAAAAAATATTAATATTGTTTTTGGATTTTTATATTGCCTGTTTATATTGGCTATTATATTGACTTGTTACATTGGGCTCCCTACGGTCGCCACCTAAGAGGAGGGATTACAAGGGAATCTAGGTTCCCTTAATCTGATGCGCGAAGCGCATCTTCCTCCGAAGGAGGAGGGATCATAAGGGAACCCTAGGTTCCCTTAAGTGGGTCGGCAATATTTTATCTTTTAAATTTTGTAATTTCTTATAACATTTATTCACGGTTACTTCGCTAACACCGCATACAATTCTTATATCTGATTTCGACAGATTTAATCCATACACTTGACACACAAAATAAATAATTCCTGCAGCAATCGAATGTGGCGTATTATCCGGAATCAAATTCTTCGTTTCTATCTGTTTCGCCACAAATTTCGCCATTAATGTTTGTTCTCCCGTTATATTCAATTTACAACAATATCTATCCACAAATGAACTCGGCATTGTTTCTTCCAATACTATCTGTTCTTTCGCCACATTTCCACCATTATTTCTATCAATATTATTCAAAATATTCAATGCCAAACTACATCCATGAGTCGCGCTTGTCTTATCCAAATGAAACATTTCCGCGATTTCATTCGATGTTCTCGGAAATCCATTTAATCGACAAGCAATATAAATCGACGCTGCTTTCGTTCCATCGCGATTACATCCACGGAATATTTTCTGTTCTGATATATCTTTATGAATCGCAAGAGCATCATCTACAAACATTTTCGGAATTCCCGCATTTTGTGCCATATTACTGATATACATAAACTCATTATATAATGCTTTTTCCTTATGAGGAATCGATTGCCATTCTGTCCATTTCGCAATCTTACGCATTTCATATGAGATTTTACCATTATTCATTACTTTACAACCGAACGACGATTCATGGAGAAGAGGATTAATCGGATTACCACATCTTGTTGGGTCATTCGCATTTTTATCATCGGCACCATAGAAACGCCATTCCGGACTATAATCGAGGGTTTCTTTACAAATCGCACCACAAGATGTATTACTACATACAGGATATTCATTATCGATATTTAACATTGTGGATTGACAGACAACACAAGTACCGGGATAACGAACGGTATCCGATTCCGCGGTAGCAGTTTCATCGATAGTTTGATTTTGTAAGAGTTCTTCTTGGATTTGTTTTTTGTCTTGATCGAATAAATCCCAAATACGAGATTTATCATCGAGTGTACGATTCCATTTGTTTTTCTTTGTTTTTGATTGAGAAGGGGCTTTATTTTTAATAGTAGAAGAGGATTTAATCGCAGCGAGAGTTAATGTATTTGTTTCTGCTTGCGATAACATTTGTTTTATATTCTTTTTGTAAAAGGGTGTATAATTAATGGAGACTTTTTCTTTAAATCCTTTTCATAACTATAATGACGTTCAATTTCTTGGGGAACAATAAAGAGTTAAATAGGCTAAGGAATCGTAACTTGGATAACTACAATACCAGAACCGCCGTAACCGGTTGTTTTCGACGGCGCTGATAATGACTTATATCCACCGTCTCCACCGTTTCCGGTATTAGGTGTTCCGTCGACGCAATTAACCGCAGTTGATGAAGTAGTTCCACCAGATTTACCACCGGCCCCTCCATTTCCATATCGTTTTGCCATAAAATTACAATATGTTCCAAGCCCACCGGTACCACCGTTGCTAAAGCCGGTGCTACTGGTTGACATAACGGTGGAACCGCCAGCAGTTCCACCTGCGCCACCACCACCACCACCACCACCACCACTTCTTCTGCCAGTTGTTGTAATTATTCCAGCTGATCCGCCATTACTACCGGTGCCGTTTCCGCTACCACCAACAGAAGTATAACCGCTCGAACCCAAACCGCTCGCACCGCCACCGCCACCTGCACCATTGCCGTACATAGTGTTGTTTGAGCCGGATAAATTATCTCCATTTGCTCCAGAGTTTGTTGCCGTCAAAATCGCAGTAGTCATTTCGGTTCCAGTAGATGACAGTATAGAACCGCTCGATATTGTAATTTTTGATGCGTTTGACGCAATGTCGGATACATTCATTAACAACGAAGCGCCTGATTTTATGGTTGTCATAGTGTTTGAGAAAGCTTCAAACACTAACACATTTCCACCACCTCCACCGCCTCCCCCTAAGTATGAACTTGGTGTGATGAGATTTGAATTGCCACCGGCTGAAACAATTAATAAATTTGCAGATAAATCCGCTGTACAACTAAAAGTACCAGACGAACCGGTTGTTAAATATTGTATCGTATGTAATGACCCAGGATTATCACCGTCGGATTTTGTTATGGTCGGCGCACCTGTTACAGTATAAGGCAATGTAAATACTTTTGCCCCTTTTCCTTTTCTGTTTGCTATAGAATTAAATCGACCAAATGTTGCCATATACAAAACAATATGATATTTTTAGTAACATATTGTACAAAAGCCTATTCAAAAACCCATACAAAACCCCATACAAAAACCCCCTTACTCCAATCCATTCAAAAGCCTATTCAAAAACCCATACAACAACCTATTTTTCCTGACCCGAAAAATGGGTCGCGATAGCGACCTACCTTTTTACGAGTCGTTCTAAAGGAGGTTGTAAGAAGGAACGTAGTTCCTTCTACACATACATCGTATTCAATATCGACTTACTGATACATTCTTCCACTTTTACCAACTTATCCACATCCTTTTTTGTAACCGTATAAGGAAATTCCACTTTTCCTAAACCAGTATCTTTATCAAATAAATCCTCCCCGTTTTTCACCAATCGATACAAATTTAATTTCGTATGAATGATTTCTAAAGTTCTCTTCAAATTTCTCACTCCTTCTTCTCCACTCGCCTGATGTTCTATAATATGCGACAATACATCATCTCCTATAATCACATCATCGTCTGAGAAATTCACTTGTTCCCGAATTTTCGGTAATAAATGTTTTCTTGCTATCACAATCTTCTCTTTCTGATTATATCCTTGTGTCTTAATACGATACATACGGTCCTTTAAAATCGGGTTCACTTTCGACTCATCATTATAACTAAAAATAAACAAACATTTACTCAAATCAAAATCGATTCCATTAAAATATTTATCGTGGAATTGCGAATTCTGTGATGTATCTGTTAAATGCGTTAAAATACCAATAATCTCCTCTCCACGAGGCGTATCACTTACCTTATCCAATTCATCAAAATAAATCACAGGATTCATACATTTCGATTCAATCAATATTTGTACAATACGTCCCCACATCGAACCCTCATAAGTATAAGAATGTCCCTCTAAAAAACTACTATCTCCCGCTCCGCCTAATGCGATAAACGCGAATTCGCGTCCCAATGTCCGACTAATTCCTTCTTTCACCAAGGTAGTTTTCGCCGTGCCGGGTGGGCCGTGGATAGCAATCGCAGTACCGAGGGAACCAGGATTCGCAATCCACTGTCCCATCATCTGCATCACCTGTGTTTTCGCCTCATTCAGTCCATACACATATTTGTCGAGAGATTGTTTCGCATTCATCATAAAATTATTACTGGCTTCAATACCATCCGACATCTTAATATCGAGAGACTTATAGAGACCAAATGGGATACGCATAAATGTGTCGATCCATGTTCGCATTTTATAATATTCGCTGTCCATCGATGGATCCATCATCTCAAATAAAGTGAGTTTCTGGAAAACAATCGCCTTTAATTTCGCAGGCATTGGAGATTGCAAGATTTTCAAGCGATAAGGTTTCTCCACCAAAATTTCTTCGTGTATTTTCTTCAAATCTTTCACCACTTGAATCTGTTCTTTATTCGATAATTGTTTCTTGAAATACGCGATTTCATCGTTTCCATCGGTCCCACCCGTCGCATCTACATTAATCAAATTATAATATGTTTTGGCATTCTCACTACGTGCTTTACGAATCAAATTGCGAATTTTCTTATTACAATGCTGAATTGCTTTGATAAGAATCGAATTGCCCGGTTTCTTCCTTAATTTTTCTGCTAATACTTTCTTTAATTCGAGTATTTCCTTATATTTCTCTTCTACATCGACGGTTGGAAATTCGTCGATATCTTTACTGTCCTTTTTTTTGGATGAAGATGAACCGGATTTTGTACTTTGTTTTTTGGAAATGCCTTTATTAAATTCAGGGTGGATACGAACGTGTTTGCGGTCTTTAATGGGGACTTCTTCGAATTCGTCGAGAGAAGTGAGAGATGCGTTTTTGGGGATACTATATTTCTCTTTATTATTGTCATTATTATTGTTATTGTGACCCTGGTTTGTAGGAGTGTTTCGATTTGATGGAGTGACAATTTTTTCGTAATTTTCTTTCATAAAGGTTTTTTCGTCGTCGGTGTCGAGTTCTTCGTTTTCATCGTCTTCGAAAGAGGGTTCTTCTGATGTGTTTTGGGTGGCGCCTTTGGCGCCACCACCGATCGTTAATACAATATTAAAATTCTTTTTTTGTGTATTCATATATTCATCTTCATTTTCGGAATAATCTGAATCATTTTCCGAGTCAGGGTCAGATTCTACTTTTTTCGATTTCTTAACAGAAGGATTCAACTTTTGCTTTTTGAATTTGCGAGTGGTTTCTGTAATAGCAGTTTCTTCCAATCTATTTTTCATATCATCGATTTTTTGTTTCATATATTTCGAAGGATAGAGTTCGTATAAAGTTTTTAACATTTCTTCTTCTGAAATTTTTTTGGTTCCTTTTTTCGATTCTTGTTCAGACGATGAACTGATATTTCCATCTTCTTCTTCAGCATCAATATCCATAGTGTCTTGGTCTGAATCCTCAATAACACGTTTGTGTTTGCGTTTTCCTATAGATTCTTCATATGAACTTCCGGAATTGTTTTCGTCTTCAGCCTCTTCGGTAACATCGGTATAAACAGTTGATTCATCTTCGGAATAATCAGATTCGGATTCACTGGATTCTTCTTTTTTATTTCCACGTTTTTTCATACTGCGAGTAACAATTACAGAAGGTTTTTTTGCCATGATTCAAAAGTCAATGTTTGGTTGTATTTAAAAGTATTCGTGTTTCTTTATTTTGTTTTTATAATTCTTAATTAGTTAGGGAGGGCGTACAGGAATTGATAAAATGCTGAAAGAGAGGTAAAAATAGTATAAATGGAAAATAATAATTGTAAATAAAACAAATTATTATTCTTATGTCATTAACAAATACATTAAAAAGTCAGAATGATTTACTATTAGAAAACCTTTTGAAATTTTATTCCACAAGAGAACATCTACAAACAATGGTCGATATTGCCAACAGCGAATCTAGAATATCTCTCCGAATGTTGGATTGGTTTGTCACAAATTATGCGAAAAAATATTATACTGTTTATGAGATTCCGGCTAGAAATCGGTCATCGGTTGTTATTAATGATAATGAAGGAATGACGAGATTCAAAGTGTTTAATCAGTATAAATTGGAATTGAAATCTTATTCGAAACTAAGGTTTGACCCGTTTTGTAGGAGAGAAAGAATTCATGTTCCTTATGATGATGAACAATCTGTGGTAACAACGATAGGACAATTGAATTTTTTCAAATGGGCAATTGAGAATGGTGTTATCGATTATATTGACAGACATTATGACGAGATTGAAGCGGATATGACAGCGAATAATAGTACGACGAAGAGAAGAACCCCGGGAGGAGACCAAGATACTAAAACGAGGAAAAAGAGAGAAGAATTGTCGATTTCCGCGTGTAAATCGATTAAAAAAGAAACCGTGAAAATTGTTGTGAAATTCAATTAAGGGGGGATTGGGTGGGTCTGGAGCAGATTTTGCCCGAAAATGGAAAACTTTTTATTTATTGGGTTTTTACTTTCAAAATAAATGCCTTGGAGCAGATTTTGCCCTTTGGAGCAGATTTTGCCCGAAAACGAGAAACTTTTGAATTCTCGATTTTTGTTTTTTATAAAATATTGTTATAAAAAACATTGTAATCTAAATTGTCAAATTATATATCGTTTGATTTTATTCGGATTAACGCACGAGATGTTAGTTTTGTTTTTCCCACATAATGATTTCTCTCTTTTACATTATCTTTTACACCTTTTTACATTTCAAACGCCGGTTAAAACGCGATTTCAGGGTTATATAATCGGCAATTTATCAGTTGCAAAAGTGTAAAATTACAATTTTGTTGAAAACATTTATTACTTTTATCCATATATAAATATAAATTATATATATAAATGAATTATATAAAGTGTAAGTTTTGTAATAATTTATTTGATATTAATAATAGCAATAATCATATGAATAATTGTAATCCTAATTGGTCTGAAGAATATGGTTTATTATATTGTTACTCTTGTGGTAAATTATATAATAAAAATAGTCAGTTATTTACATCATCACAATTAAATAAACAGAATTATGCTCGTTGTAAACATTGTATACAAGAAAACAAATTTGATAAATATGCTAAATACAATCATAACTATAAAATACTTACATCATATACTTATGAAATAATAAATCTATTGTCGTTAAATAAACAATTAGAATATTATGTTGAAGCATATGATGATGTAAAAGTTCTTGATTTGCTTAAAAAAGGTGCTAATCCTAATTATTGTAGACAAATGACAACAAATGAACTAAATGATAGATGTATTTTATTATATGATGTTAATGGTTTAGAAAAGGAAGATTGTGACACAGAATTTTTACAACCAAAAACACCTTTAAGGTCGTGTATATTTTTTTTGTGTAATTTGTTAAATGTAGAATCCGATTTTCAAAAACTATATAATATATCAAAAATGCTAATAGAATTTGGCGCAAATAGAGAAGATGCGTTTACATATTATAAATCATTATATAGTGATAAACATGAAAATAATATTTGGTGGAAAAAAATTTATGATTTAATTAAATAACAACTAAGAAAATAGAATAAAAATGTAAGGCCGTAGGATTTAATTTTACATTTTTATTTTTTTGGTGCTGTGAAAATCGGTGTTTAGAATGTAAAAAGGTGTAAAAGTTTTCCATTTTCGGGCAAAATCTGCGCCAAAGGGCAGAATTTGCTCCAAGGCATTTACTTTCAAAATAAAAATCCAGTAAATCAATAAATCGAGAATTCAAAAGTTTTCCGTTTTCGGGCAAAAAATACTCCAGACCGGGGGTTTTTGCTCCAAAGTATTTATTTTCAAAATAAAAGTTCATTTTATTCTTCTCCCGCATCTTCCGCACCACCGCTAGATTCTTCTTTTAACTTCTTGTTTTCTTCAGTTAGTTTTTTGTTTTCTTTCTTTAAGTCCTCATTTTGTTTTTTTAGTTTTGCAATTTCAACTTGACGACTACCACGATTCTTTGCTCCTTCTTGTATCGGTTCCATCCATAAATAAACAGTTCCTGCTATAATCAACAGAATCATAATCATTGCTATCCATTTTCTTGCAATTTTCATTCTTATATAAGTATTGGATATTTCGTTGCGCATCAATAAGGATAGCACTGTACGCATCTAAACCCCTTATGTGTTTCCCCCTAACGTATTGGGGCTGTAGTTTCCGCCTCTTGTGTCTAAAAGACGCTGTTCTTCCGGTGTAAAACAAACATTGCCTTTGGCATTTGTATATCCATAACTCTTGCATTTGGAACCATCGGCTCCTGCCATACTAAATCCAGGGACAGCAAGGTGAACTTCGGCATCCGGGGAACCATACAATCCTGATAAACCATTTACTTTCATTAAAGTAGATTCTGGCATCGATTCAAATCCTTCCTTCTTGCCATTCTTTTTTTGTTGGTTCTTGTTCTGAGCACCTTCTTCAAATCCCTCTTTCTTTTTATCATCCGCCTTAGCACCTTTTTCAAATCCTTCTTTCTTTTCTTCGGTTTTATTCTTTTCACGTTTATTGTAAGCGTCTTGGACTTGTTCAAATCCTTCATAAGGATATTCATATAAAGTGGTCGCACTAAATGCGTGTCCTTCAAAATCTTTTCCACGCATCATTATCGCCCCTACAATAATGATTAAACCAATTCCAAGAACAATATAATGACTACGATTTAATGATTTCAAAAATTTCGCCATCTTTTTAATGAAATATCTATAGAAAACATATATTCTGGGATAGGGATAATGATAGTATCCATTTATTCGAACTCATCACCTGCTGTCGCTGAATTAGAAATATTCCCCAAATTTGTTGATTCTCGATATTGTGATTCTAAAGGTTTTAATTGAGAGATATCCGCTGGTTTGTTTGTATTTCCATTATATCTCTTAAAATAATTCGAAATCGCATCCCATTTTTGTTCGGCTCGTTGTCGGATGATTTGTGTTCTCGGATCATTCGCAAACACTGCCGTTGATGTTTTTATCAATGTATCTCTCGCATCATTTGCCTCTTGAATCAATGTTTGATTAATATTATCCATTGTTTTTCCAAACCATGTCATATATTCACTAATTGTATTCGCATAATTATCTCTCATAATCACTGTTTGTTTTTTCACTGCTTCCATTTCATTGACAAACTGATTATATAACGCTTGTGCTTCTTCATATTGCCGTTTTGCTGAATCATTCATCTGATTTGTCCGATTTTCTTTATCGAGTTTTAATTGTGCCATACGAGCCTTAATCGATTCAATACTCGATGCTAATTCCCGATTTTGTTTCGATACTGCTTCGGTTTTTCGATACATTGGACCTGATTTATTATCTCTCGTGAACTTGGCGACACAACGAGTATATTCGTCTCTATTAAAGAAAAACAAAAGACCACTTTCACATTCTCTATTATTGGCTTTTAAAGCACGAACCGCGACTTTGGAAAATAACCATAATATGAATGGAATCAAAATCGATAATATTAAAACGGAAAGTAGAACATATGAATAATTTAATGACATGTATGACAATTTCTTTATTTGACCATATCCATCTTTTATATTTTCTAAATCCATAATATTTCTTCTTTATGATGACTATAGATAATACTACCAGGGTTGAATCGAAACGGATTGGAATAAATGCCTGTAATAGGTTCCTCCTGAAAGATAAAAATATTACTCTTTTATAATAAACTGATATGTCTTATTATGTTTTAGACATTCAAACATTAGATGCGAATTGGACAGGCACACTTATTATGTTGATTGTTATTTTTTCCACGATGATTAGTATTTGGTATACACAGAAATTCGCCTATGTTACAAAACATTGGGACCAAATTAAGTGTCAGCCAGAATATACTGCTTTTGCGTTTTTATATGGTCAGTCCACTGGTAAAACTTTAGATAGTTGTTATCGGGTGAAAAATACTTCGAATTCGATATTAGAAAGTTCGTTATCAAAGATGTCGAAGGATGTGGATGCGACCTCTACCGAGGTCGCTAATACGGCCAAACAAATTATGGATTTAAGTGGACAAATACAAAAATTAGACCAAGAGATAAAAAATCCAGGAGACGATGAAACAGCAACCAATTTAGTTGTAAGTGCTCAAAATAATTTACAGGTAGCGAAACAGGGCCTACAGAAGATTATTGCCTCTCTGATTATTCAAGCCAATGTAAATAATGGAATGATATCAGTTGCCAAATCTATACAACCACCGACAAATACGGCAACATAAACTTTCGACGACGATTGAGCGCCTATCCCCGTCCAAGAACTCTCACACATCTCTATAATGGCATCTCTACACACATACGAATTTAACAATATTGGTCGTATTGGAAATGATTATTCAGATCGTACACAACGCAATATTATGAATACTAAATTCAGTAACTATATGCTTTCCAATTACTTTAGTGAAATGAACAGTCGTGATTTTATTAATTTTGGAACCAATCAACCCGCCCTTATGTTTCAAGGTATTGCCGGTGGCTCGGCAAGTGGAGGAGTTATTGGTTCGAATGTTGATATTGACACCACATTTGGTCGCAGATTAGATACTCGCCCTGAAGAAAAGTTGATGTTAAATCCTCGACCTTTCGTCACAGTTCCTTATTTAGGAAGAGGTTCCGCCGACCCTACTTTAGAATCAGATTTAAGACAAGGCAAAATCATTACTAACAAAAAGAGTGTGTCGACAATCACTGAAAAGACATTTATGGATAACCAAATGTATCCTTTATTGGATGATATTAAGAGTACAATTACCAATCCTCAATATTTGATTCAAGAGGCGGCAATGGATGGTTGGGTCCGTGGTGGAAGTGGAACTCGAAGTGTTGTTAGCAATAAATAAAATTGCGTTAAGACCGTGGGGCTTCTAATTATTTTATGTGTCTATTTTATATACACATAAAATGAGTTCTGTAAATGGACAAATGAATAACGGTGCTAACGGTGATGAACAAATGAATAACGGTGCTAACGGTAATAACGGTGCTAACGGTGCTAACGGTGATAACGGTGCTAACAATGCTAACGGTGCTAACAATGCTAAAGGTGGTATGAAGAACAATTCCACTATGGGTGGAAACCGCAACAAGAACCGTTCCGAGAAGAATCGTTCTGAGAAGAACCGTTCCGAGAAGAACAAAAACAAAAATTCTCAACGCGGTGGTGAAGTAACTCCTTATTCTTCCGGAAAAGGTCTTGCTTTCTCTGAACTCAAAGGCGGAAAACGCAACAAGAATCGTTCTGAGAAAAACAATCGCAAGAACAAACGTTCCGAAAAGAACAAGAGTCAAAAGAACAAGAACCGAAAGAACAAACACTAAACAGACAAATATGTAAATAGTGTTATACCATATTATTGTTATTATACATAAAAACAATAATATACATATTTTATCAAAATGAAGGAAATCTACGAACAAGTTTTATTATCTACTTACGACCCACCCCTACAGTTTCATAATCACCCGAATTCCAATAAAACAGCATTGATTTTAGACCCACGTTATGATACATTAATGAAAGCAGTAATTTGTAATTTTATGCGTATTCTCGATAAATATGAATGGAATTTGGTTATTATTACCTCTCAAATATATCAACAACAAGTCGCCATTGATTTTCCAAACGCGCTATTTATTCCGATTTGTCCGACATATCTTTATTGGAAAACTGGACAACCAAATATAACAATCGATTCTTATAATGAAATATTTCTCTCTATCCAATTCTGGAAACAGATTCTATTCGACAATATTCTTGTTTTCCAAAAAGATTGTTTTATGTATCAAATGTTTCAAGAATCTGTAGTTCTTTCCTTTGATTTTATTGGTGCGAATTGTGGTTGTCTAGAAGATATTGAGTATAATGTTGGATGTATAAACGGTGGTTGTTCATTCCGCAAAAAACAAGCAATGATTCGGTGTCTTCAACAAGTGGATTGGTATCGAATTAATACAAATAATTATGAAGCAAAATTAAAAGTGTATAATTCTATAGTAAACTTATCCGATAAACAAAAGATTTATCCATATTTATCCACACAAATTAAAAATAAAAACGAAGACGTATTTTTCACCCACGCTTGCCATATCTTAGGGATTCCATTACCAACAGTTCAAGAGAGAAATCTATTTGCTGTGGAAACCAGCACAATCAATATGATTCGGACAGGAACTGAAGATACTTGTTTTTATCATGGTTGGACAAAAGATTATCAACCAAGAGAGATAGCAATTATGATGCTACATAAATATTCTTATTTAACAATCCAACCAATTTCAGAAAAACAAGAACAACAAACAAAATAGAAAATACATATTTATTTTATTATCTCTCTTACACAGAATAATGTCGGCCACCAATATTCCTCTCTCCAATCAATTTGCGCTTGCCAAGTTCGAACAAGCCGAACAACTCGTATCCGAAGTTCATCCTGAATATCAATATTTGTATCTTATCCAAAAAATCTTATCACAAGGGTTTTTCGAAGAAGGTCGCAATGGAACCACTGTATCCATCTTCGGAAATCAAATGCGTTTTTCTCTCCAAGACAATACAATTCCTATCCTGACTACCAAAAAAACCGCCTGGAAAACTTGTCTGAAAGAACTTTTATGGTTTATTCGCGGGGAAACTGATAATAAGATTTTGAAAAAACAAGGTGTTCATATTTGGGACGCAAATGGCTCTCGCGAATTCTTGGATAGTCGAGGACTCCATGGATACGATGTCGACCAACTTGGACCGATCTATGGTGCACAATGGCGCGGGTTTAATGCTGATTATCCGGCGGAACCTGAAAATAGTGCTAGTTATCGAGGCATCGACCAACTTCAACAGATTATTGATACTTTGAAAGACCCCAAACAACGAACCAGTCGTCGTATGATTATGACTGCTTGGAATCCCTGTCAGATTGATCAAATGGCTCTCCCACCTTGTCATATTTTATGTCAATTTAATGTTCACGATGGAAACCGATTATCTTGTTCTCTCTATCAACGTAGTGGAGATGTCGGTCTAGGTGTTCCTTTTAATATTGTGTCTTATTCATTCTTAACACATTTAATAGCACATCACTGTGGGTTAATCGCTCACGAATTCGTTTATTATTTGGGAAATGCCCATATTTATGAGAATCATATTGAAGCCTTAAAAGAACAATTAACACGTTCGCCATTTGATTTCCCCAAACTCCGTTTTAAAGATGGACAGGTGAGAGAAGATATTAATGATTATACAGTTGATGATTTTATTGTAGAAGGATATCAATCAAGAGAGGCAATCGTAATGGAAATGAGCGCATAATATAAGAAATGAAAATATAGAAAACACTATAAACTAATTATTACAAGGATATGTTATTGTTGTGGAATTTAGACACATTCTATAAAACACATACAGGTCGGTTATTATTTCGACCGGCTCGGACAATCCAAGAAAAAAGTGTGGCACTTACTTGGAAAATGTTTTTCGAATATTCTCTCACACGAATTGAAATGAATACTTATTTTTATTTGACAACAGCATTATGTAGTAAGTATGACTTATTATCGGTGATTTATGCGACATCTGGATTGGGTTATTGTCGGTTAATATTACCATTCGCAATACCTCTCTATCGAGTTTATCAAAAATATGGTCGACGAAATAATGCGGAGATTCTCTCACTACCTCGAGGAACTGTTGAAAAAATGCCTGTTCAACCTTACTTGGCTTAAGACCCGTTTGTATGTAGAAAATTCTTATCTAGTATATTTTAGAGTATAATAGATAAATGTCAGACACAAATACATCTACGAATTCAAATATTGATAATGAAAAAGAACCACCGAAAGAGAAACGTTATGGAATGTTCACATTAATTGTGTTATCTATCGCAATAACCATTGTATATTATCTTGGTTTTTATTATTTTTATAAGTTATTCTTATTTAATCCTGTTGAATTATTTAATAGTATTGTGGATAAGAAGAAAACAGAATTGGATTTTACCTCTCGATTTTTTAGTCGAATCGCATTATTAATTATTGTCGTTTTTGTCCCTATATTTTTAATTGTGATACCTCTCAAAGTCATTGTATTACACCGAAAACCATCAACATTGTTTATTATCCAGGAATTTATGTATAATTCGATTATTTTCTTGTTTATGTATGGATTTTCAATGTTGACAATCGGTAGTGTTCCATTATTGCCTCGTATTTTTGAAAACACTTTTGGATATCAATTCGCCGGCCGTGGATTAAAAGAAATCGCAAGCAAAATATTCGTAAATAAATCAAACCCGACAGACAATCAATTTGTTGATTATAGTGTTATGGTCACCCCATTTTATTTGGAGAATTTCTTTAGTTTCTTGAAAGTAATGTCGCCAACCGCACAAACTGGAGGTAATGGACAAGAAGACAAATTAATGATGGGTAATCCATTTGGTAATATTCAACTGTCCCAAGTCGCTCAAGATTGGTTGAAAAACCCACAACCATATGATCCAACAAAAGTAGATGCGAACTCACCCAGCACAATTATGTATAATTTTTTTGAGAAGGTAGTTGAGAAACGTAATGTATCCGAATCGTTATGGATGTTATTTACAAGTTATATGGCAATTATGGCGGCGATTCTATACAAATAAAAAAACAAGAGTATGACATCTGTAGAGGCAGGATAAAAAGATATATGGTGTTTTATATAAGATGGGATACAGTGTTGTTTATGATACTATCCAAAGTTATCTTGGTCCAATTTATTATAATGTTGTTAGTCCAGTTTTCAAGAGAGAGAATTTGGCATTTGGTATGATTTTATTAACAAGTAGTATTTTAGCGTATCAATTTATTGATACAGATACAAGCGCTAGCGCTAGTACTAGTACAACCGCTAGCACTAGTAGTAGCAAAGAATCTATAACCGACAAATTGGCAAATATGGTTCCCGAAATGCCTGAAATGCCTAAGATGTCATCTCTTGGAGAACAAGCAAATGAAGTAAAAGAGGGAGAAGAAGAACCTAAATTGGGAGGTGAAAAAAGAAAACGCAAATCCAGAAAAAGACATTATAAAAATAAGACTAAAAAGCAAAATAAAAATTAAAGTAAAAAATAAGTAAGATAAAAACAAATAATAATAGAATGTCTAATTTCCTATATCCAGAAAATCAACTTGGTTTATGGAGATTTTTACAAAAATATTCACAAATTGACCAATATTTTACAAATATATCCTCTCAACCACGACAAGCCAAAGAACAATGGTTTCACGATTGTATTCAAACCGTATATTCACATTGGATGAATCGTCGTATTGGAGGTATTCGAACTATTGAAGATTTAAATCAATACGCTATCCAATATATTATGAATGATATCCAAATGCGAATCGAACAATATGAAATGAATCGATTCACAATACCTGTCCAAAATATGCCGACAAATTCTCTCACTGTAAACACTCCACAAGCACAAACGGCTTCAAATTATATAAATGATATATATCAAGAGAGAAAACGTGAATATGAATTGATTAATCAAAAGAAACCACCGCCGACATTGGACTTAAAATATCAAAAAGATGAAGCAATTTCAGATATTCAATCTCTCGTGGAAAAAGAAAAAAAAGAAAGAGAGAGAGAAATTCAAGTGATTGGAAACTCAATGAATGATAATATTATTGCGACAATTATGCCGGATAATACACAATCCATAACCAATATACAACCTATATCTAATGCGCAATCCAACAATGATAAAAAGACAAATACAGTTAGGTGGGGAGAGAATGTAGAACATGAACATCAACACGTAAATATATATGAATTAAAAATGAGAATCGATAAAATAGAGGCAATACTTGAGAATATTATGAAGGGGGAACGTAGTTCCCCCTTCAAGTGCGCCGAAGGCGCACAGCCGGGATTAAGCACCGCGCAAGCTGGTGCTAATCCCTTACCCCCTCCTTCATTTGCCCCTACCCAGCCCGATATCATTCCTGTCCCAGAACCAACAATTGACGACAATACGATTCCTATCCCGGAACATACAACAGAAAATATATAAGCCTAGTTACTCCTTACCATCTGAACATAGTGAAGATGGTAATTCTTAAGGAGGGTATAACAGGGAACTACGTTCCCTGTAAAAATTGAAACACTTTTTTGAAACTGTTCCAATAAAGTATTCACTGATAATAACACGCACTTTAACTGACACCTACCCGACAACGACAACAATGGACATCAACATCAACTTTGTTACTGGAAAGAAATTTATTGGAAGCAATGGAACTACTTTGAGTATATTCTTGAAGAAACTACCTGTATTGAATACTCATCAAGAAAAAATGAAATTCTTGTCTGATTTTCAGGAAATGATTGCGATTGGGCATATTGGAAAAATAATTTCCTACGACTTTCACACCAACAAGGAACATACCAAATCTTACGCATTCATCGATTTACAATTATATAATACAACAAGAGCACTCATTTTCAAGAAAGCAGTTTCTTCCACACCTTACAAGATTTCTATGAATGGTATTGAAATCGCCAATTATATTTCCAAAGAAGAACGCAAGAAGATTAACGACAGAAAGAAGGCTGAAAAGAAAGCAAAGAGAGAAGAAAAGACAAAGAGAGAAGAAACATACACTTTTGGATATATCGATAAGTGGGTTGAAATCGAAGGACAGGATGATACTCAGATTCTTGTCCCAACTTGTAATGGAATCGAAGAAAAAGATTGGACACCTGAAATGAAAAACGCATTCGAAATATGGGAGGAAACACAATATAATGATTATATAGATGAAGATGATCATAAGGAATGGGATGAACGCAATGAGGAAACATTCGGCAATTGCGACCCTGATTATGACTATGCTGATGAAGAAGCAGACTTAAAAACGATTGCCAACTTATGTAGTTTCTTATCCTTGTGTCATTAGATAGACTTTGTACCTCATTACCCCACATTATCCTCACAAAATATAAAAAACAGGGGACATATATAAATAAAAAATAATCAAACAAAAATAATCAAAAGAAGAAAACAAAATAATAAAATAAAATAATCAAAAGAAGAAAACAAAATAATAAAATAATAAAAAGACAAAATAAGAAAAAGGGACTATGTCCTTTTTTCTTTTACTACAAATCCTGATAAAATCAAAAGATGTACAGAATACAAAAAACATAATTATCTAACCCTATAAAATAAATGAGTAAATTCAATTATTTTATTTTTTTGTCATATAAATGTTTTTTCTCAATTTCCTAGTTTTTTATTTATCATTTTCTTATTTTTCCCTTTCAAATTTTTATTTGTTTTTCCCCGACGTTTTTTTCCTGCTTGTTGTTGTGGTTTTCGACGTTTTGTTCTTCTTATTTTCATTTTTTCTTTTTTGGAAGTTTCTCCGACAGTACTTCGACAAGTAGACATAATAATTATACATTCTTCTGGAGGAATATTTTTTTCAACCAATTTATCATATATATTTTTCATTAAATCTTGAAACTCTACTTCATATTCAATATTTTCGTTTCCTGCAAACCTATCAAAATTGTTATTATACTTTTGTTTTAGTTGCTCATCATTTTCAAAAATCTCTCTAACGTCTTGCAAAGTATATTTTGTTTTCATTGTCCTTGACTCATCATATACAACGTAAAATTCATTCACTTCACCTTGGCTGTTCTTAAACGCATCACGAATATTATGAAATAATGGTTCATAATTTTTTTTTAGTGGATCCACAAATAAATCATCGTCATTGTCCTCTACATTATTACATAAATAAATACCAAGAGAACGGTCATTATTATATTTCGATAAGTAATATGGTTCCATTGTTATTGTTCCATTTTCAACTGGATATGAATATGGTTCATATCGGTCTTCACATATGTTCGTAGTCGCAGTTTTTGGTATAAGATTTAATATATGTCCTTTGCACACTATAAATTCCAATGAATGAAATGGAAAATTATAGGTAGTCGGTTCTTTATTTGTATTGTCATACATTCCGTGTAAAGATACAATAATTTTATATTTTCCGATTGAGGTTTCAATGTCTATATCAGGTCCAATATAATTTTTTATTTTTTCATCGAGAGCGGTTTCAATTGGTTTCTCTATAGTTTCAGGATTTTTTCGGTCTTTCTCTATTTTATCAAATATGTTTCGTATTTTTAACGGGATAGCATGAAATGTTAAGTATAAGTTTGTGGCTTGATTACGTGTTAATAATGAAGAATCTATTTGTCGTATAAGTCGCAAAAATATATTCTTAACTATATAATTTGTTTGAGAAGAATTATTAAACATAATGTCATCAAAATAGTGAAACATATAACTAAGTATAAATATGGTTATTTTATGCTTTTCAATGCCTTCACTAAAATCAATACTATTGATATCATAATCTGCCCCTTGTATAATATCTTTTAAAAAATCTCCAATAGACTGCATTCTATCTTGTCCAATAATATCAGGTTCTAGTTCAGAAATATCAAATATAAAAACATTATCTCGCGAACTAAATTCAGCCATTTCCTATAATTAATGATTCGATATTATTTCATCCGGAAACTCTAACTCTCTTAAAATTAAAAAAGCACCTCGGATTTTTGATATTCCACGTTCTAATAAATAACTAAACACGAGAGATTTTTTCTCTTCATTAATTTCTGATTTCATTTTCCAATTTTCTATTCTGTACTTATTCTTTTTCTCTCCAACAATATTGTTTTCTTCATCTTCTATTATTTCTTTTTCTTTTTCCTCCTCTTTTTCCTCTGGTTCTAATCTCTCGCATAATTCTGTAAAATGGGTTGTTAATAAGAAATCCACTTTCGGTTTTGTCTGTAAATATTTCAAATAACGATATGAAGATTCTGTCGCCTCTTCCGCATTGGTTCCCGAAAAGAGTTCATCAAAGATACATAAATGTCTCTCTTCAGGATACATCTCTACATAATCCAAAATCTCTTTACAACGTCTTGCTTCTGCTTGGAATAAACTATCTCTCCCACTTGTATCTGGAATATTCAAATAAGAATGAATATGTCCGTATGGAATTAATTCACAGGAATCATAGAATCCATATCCTATCTGTTGAGAGATAATTGTATTAATTAACACGGATTTCAACATTGTGGTTTTTCCAGATGCGTTTGGTCCTGTAATCACCAAATTATTTGTTAAATCGATATTATTTTTCACAATAGTTTTATCTCTCAACAAACAAGGATAATACATTCCTGTAAATTTAGTTCCACTTGCGTCTTCGACGATTTCACAAGTATTCATATGTCTATCTTCAATATGTGTTTTCAAATGTCGGATATCTTTACAATACTCTTCTAAGAAAATCGCTGTACGAATTGCCTCTCTGTATTTTTCGGTTTTATGGAGAGAATAATAACGACTATATAATCCACCAATTTCGAATATCTTATAAACACTGAATTGGAATGGACGGATAGGTTTTAATAAGTTTATCATTTCTGTCCAAGCAGGCTCGAATTGACTTGTATCTGAGAGGAAAGGTTGATATGTTTTCGAATGTTTTAATGCGGATTTAATATTATTATATCTCTCTTGTGTTTCCGATAAATACGTGGAGAGATAAATAAGGTCCGCATTGATTTTATGGATATTTTGATAGAAGTGAATACAAGATTTCACATTTTGATAAATCTGGAAAATATACATGATTATGGCGAAAACAGCATAAGCGATATTTGTTGGACTATCGATTTTGAGAGAGAATAATTTGCCAATTGCGTGATTTTTTGCGATTTCTTTTAATATCTCGAAATACATTGTCCAAGTGATTGGAATCCGACGGATTTTCAGGATTAAAAAAGGCATTAGAATCACGAAAAATGGAATTAAGAGAGATAGGAGAGGCGAAGTTAAATTAATAATTGTCCAATATCCTAAAAATAATGAAGAGAAGTTTAAAAAATGGAAATATTCGATGTTTAAATAATTATAAGATTCGTGGAAATTCGAAGGTGAATCATAAAGAGAATTCCATACTTCTTGGATTTTTATTGGAGTTGTTGGGAGTTTTTCTGGAGATAAGCGAGAGATGAAATTCTGAGTTTCTTGGATATATTCTGAATCTGTTGTTGTTGATTTTGTCCATTGAGAGATAAGATTCGAATCCTGTCCGAAAATAATAGGATAAATTTGGGATTCTAATTCTAAATCTGATTTTACTGTGGGAGAGATTTGATTCGTTGTTTCTAGATAATCAATTGGAAGCCGGCAATTATGAATGATTTCTTTGATATTTTGAGGCATTTTGGATAAATGAGGCGGAGAGATTGAAATGGGAAATTACACGTAAACATAAAAAAATGAATTTAATTTGTATATTTCAAAAACACATATCAAAAAAATAAAAAAGGAGAAAACTAGAGGAGGGGGGTGGGGGAAAGTTATTAATAATTAGAGGAGGGGGTTGGGGGGAACCTAGGTTCCCCCCGAAAATTGAATTCGTT